AAGTTCATTATCATAATTTAACACATATAGCCCATCGCCACGCCACACATCAGATTCCTCAAATATAACCCAGCTATCGGGTAAAAGCATAGGTATCATTGAATAACCATCTACTTGGATTATACGCACCTTTGCATTTGGCGGGGATTTGAAAAAGCCTTTATCTATACACATCACTTCCCCACTCTCATAGCTTTCAAGCTCCATTATATCATTCCCACGTCCTGCACTTGCTTTAATAGAAAGGACAGGGATAGTGTAGAAAGATTGACTAAGGGACGACTTATGGACATTTTCGTTTTCTTCGACTAAGTAACACGCATTAGATGACTTAGTAACAGGACTTAGTAACGACTTAGTAACATTCTTAGAATGCTGGACATCATTTATAGGATTGCTGGACATTTGCTGGACAAAAAAAGAGTTATTGCTGGACATACCTAACACATCAAATATTTTTTTTAATGTCCCAATCTGTATAGAATCTTCTTCCTGTTCATATCTACGCATAGTCCGTTCTGAAACACCGATAGCCTCTGCTAACTCTATTTGGCTTAATCCCATATCCTCTCTTAATTCCCTAATCATCATAAAATCCTTATTTCTGACAAAATTTACCTATAATACTTGACAATAGGTAGAAAATGTCCTATAATTACATCACTTTTGAGGTAATTATATCATAAAGATAGAAAATCTTAAAAGTGGTCGGGAGGGTGGGAAATCAGCCTGAAAGATTTGAGATGTTATGTTTCAAGTTCAAAAAGGTTGTGAAAATCAAGCTTCAAGTCTTTATCCGAGTAGGCAAACTTAGAATAAAGATAGAAGCTTGATGCAAACAATCTTCCTTCACCTTTTTGGTGGAGGTTAGATTGGATTGTAGCACAAAAGGAGTAAAAATGCAAAAAGATTCTCTTATGCAACAAATGTCTCAAAAAGGCATTAAGCTACGCACTTGGTGCAAGGCGATGTGCTTGAGTGATGCAGATTATCTCATTATAAAAGATATATCTAAGGGTAGAATCAAAGGCATAAGAGGCAAATCAAAAAAGCTAAGAAAACTCTTAGAGCAAAGTGGCTTTAAAGACGCGTAGGTGGCATAAATGGGACAATGGGTAAGTAGCAGGGAGTTTGCAAAAGCGCATAGCGTTAAAATAGATACCCTATATAAAACAATTCAACGCAATTCAAAATGCGACAAAAAAATTTGTAAAATTATAGGCAAATTTTGTCCTATATTGTATGCAAATGGACATATTGGAGGCAACTCTGGTAAAGTCCTTCGCATTTGGAGTGAGCCATTTAAGACACAAGCAGAGGCGGAAGCGTTTATGGAATCTTACGCACAAGAGCGAGTAGATTCTCTTTTCTACCAAAAGCACCCAACACTTGGCTCAACTCAAGTAGCCCACCCAAATACTGAATATGCAGCATATCTTTCAAACACAGATTCTGCGCAATCTACTGCATTTATAGAATCTCATACGCAAACCAATCTTACAACACCTACAACACCTCATAAAATAGGCACTTCTAACTATAAAAAAGAGAGAGTGGCGCATAACAAAGCATTTATATCATCATCAGAATCTATACACTTGGACACAAGCAAGAATGAATATGCAAGCGATGATAGAGACACTGATGATGTTCTAAGTGCTTTGAAACAAGATTCTCACATACATTCGCACGAAGTGCTAATCCACACTTGCAAAAATCCTTTAAGCGCATTTGCCAAATCCACCCAAAAGCAGCAACATCTCGCCCTAGAGAAAAAATCCATTATCAAAGAATGGGAAGCATATAAGGCAAGAGGCGTGAATGCAAAAGACTTTATCGCCCTTACCAACGCAGGTGGGCAATACTCTATCACTTTAAGCGAAAATAAGCTCTATGCGTGGCAGAGAGCATATAAACAAAGTGGCATTAATGGATTGCTTGATGAGAGGGGCAAAAATAGAAAAGAGCAAAGCAAGATTAAAGAGCTTGGATTAGAGGAACTCACAAACAAGCTTATTTTGGCAAGTCGTGGCAGGGTGAATATCTCCTCATTACATAGAATGCTGCATATTCATCTTGATAGTTTAGGTAAAATAGAATTAGCAGATTTCTTAGCCAAGCGCGATGAAGTGATAAGCTATTGTGTGCTTGAGCGATATGTCAAGGCTTACTTAAAAGCTCACCCCATAGAAGCAAAAATCATCTCTCGTGGCGAAGATGCAGCAGTGGGGAATTTCCTCCCTGCATTAGGGCAAAGCAACTATGCAGTGGATTCTATTAATCAAATCGTAGAGATAGATGCCACAAGCATTGATGCCATTATTGATACAAGTGAGATAGCGCGCGCTCTAGGGCTTAAAGTAGAGAACATAGAATCTTGGCAAAAGCGATTTGTGCTTATTTCACTCATTGATACTTATAGTGGCGTGTGTAGCTTCCATATCAGCGATACCGAAAATGCGCTAGGGGTAAGCCGCGCCATTGCCAAAAACATCACTACCTATGGCAAACCAAAGTGCATTAAAAGCGACAATGGCAGTGCGTTTGTGAGTAAATATATCAAAGAAGTGCTTATGCGACTTGAAATAGAGCATATCAAAGCTAAAGCGTATGCGGGGTGGTGTAAGCCCTATGTGGAGCGCAACTTTGCGCGTTTGCAAAATCACCTTATGGAATGGATTAAAGGCTATATCGGGCATAGTGTGAGCCAAAGACAAGCCATTGAATTTTTCTTCTCTCGCGCTCAAAGGCGACTTAAAAGAGGTCAAAAAAGCAATCAAACCAATCTCCACACGCTTAAAGAGCTAGGGCAGATGATAGATATCTACACGCAATCTTTTATGAATAATGCCTACCTTGAGCGATTGAATGCCACGCCCACAGAGGCATATAACGCGCGTGTAGATGAAGCGGTGAGAATCCACGAATATGAGCTTATCGCACGACTTAGCCCACTTGAGAGACGCGCTGTCAATAAAAAAGGTATCGCCTATGGTGGGCTATGGTATCAAAGTGCTGCTATGTTCGCACATACAAGCGTATTTGTGGCAGTTAATATCAATAACACCAAAGAGCTTTTTATGTATGACGAGCAGCACCGCTTCATTGGCGTAGCGTCAAATCTTGATAGCGAGGAGATGAGTGCGGAAATGGCGCGGAATGCGCAAAAAATCTTTTATAAAGAGCTTAAAGCGCGCAAAGGCAAAATGCAAGAGGCACGCGCAGAAGTGGAGGCACAATTCCCACAAATGCTTTTACAAGCGCACAAGAAAATGCCAAAAACGCATATGCCTAAGCTTAAAGCCATTAATGATAGCAATCTCTATCAAGCAAAACTTTTAGATGAGGCGCGTAAAAAGGCTGCGGGAGATGGAATCTTAGATACTACAAAGGAGGTAAAAAATGAAGCACAAACAAAAAATATAAAAGATGTGAGCTGGGAAGCAGCAGTGCTCAAACGCGGTTAGAAGCTAAATAAAGGGTTAGGGCGAACAAAGAGTGATTCACTTGCTACAAAGTAAGATTTTATATAAGGGGGAGGGGCTTAAATTGCGAAGTCGCTCCCTCCCCCTTAAAAATCCCCCACCCCTACAACGCCTTAAGAGGTTTGCGCTTGTGAGAAGCGCAATATTTTATCGCAGTGGGGGATATACCCCACTGCTAGGAAAGGAGCATTCTATGAAAACTTTAGATTTAAATCAAGTGCGAGAGGAGCTAGAGATATTTTTAGAATCTCAAGGACTCTCTCAAGCGGCTTTGGGTAGAGCTTTAGGCATTAGTAGCGCGAGTATCTCTACCTTTCGCAAGGGCGAGTATAAGGGCAATAATAAAGAGCTAGGGCGCAAAATCAAGCTCTACCTTGATGATTATGCAAACAAAAACAAAAGAGGCACAAAAAAAGAAAATGTGCAAGTCTATGAAAGCCACGATAAGCAAATGGCTGATTTTGTAATGAATGAGGCAGTGAGAGATAAAGAGATTGCCATTATCGTAGGCTGTGCAGGGAGTGGCAAAAGCACGATTGCTAAAGATTATGCGCGTATTCATCCAAATGTGATTCTCATTGAAGCCACACTCCATAGCACTGCTAGAGTGATTTTAGATGAGCTATGCGAGAGATTGCATATCAGCGGCGGGAGAAATCTCCACGAAAAAGTGATTTTTATAGATAAAGAGCTTAAGAGGCGCGATGTGGTGATTCTCATTGATGAAGCGGAGCATTTGAGTGTGAGGGGTTAGAAGATTTACGCAGGATTTGGGATTTTAGCTCCTGCCCTCTTATCCTTTTTGGCACGGAGATTCTCTTAAAGAATCTTATAGGTAAAAATGGTGAATTGCGACAGCTCTACTCACGCATAGGTGGCAAATGGAATATGAAAGGTCTCTCCCAAGAGGAATGCGGGGCACTCTTTACTCAAGGCATACACGCCTATACAAAGGGTAATTTTAGAAGCAGTGCAAAGCTCTACGCAAAAGCAGCGCGACTAGCAGAGCTACACAATGTGAAGCTTGATAAAGACATTATCGCTCAAGCGGTGAGTATGATTATTGTGTAAGGAGGAAAATATGAGCAAGGCTGAATTGTTTAAGCCCTTTTATATTTATGGGCGCAAGGCAAGGTATTTAAGCACACATTACTTTGTGAATAATGAGTATATATTTCTCAAAGGAGGCGTGAATGAGGCGATAAATGGTTATAAATGCGTTGATGTGGTAAGTAGAGACAAAGGAGGGATTCAATGGAATTAAAAAGCTTTGAAGATGTGGATATGAATCTTAAAAGGTTGTGTGAAATTGAAGTGGCGATTGCTCATATTGAGGGTGAAGTAACGCTTGCTTGTAACAAGATTAAAGAGGAATACAAACCTCAAGTAGAAAGCCTTAATAATGAGGCAAACTTTATCCGCGCAGAGATTGAATCTTTTTGTGAATCTCACAAGGCAGATTTTGCAGATAAGCGAAGCAAAGAGCTAGTCTTTGGCATCATTGGCTATCGCTTGAGTAAATCTGTAAGTATCCCGCGCGTGAAGTCAAAGGTGGAATCTTTAATTGCTGCAATTAAAAGCTTTGGGCTAAGGGATTGCCTCATTTATGAGGAGAAGCCAAATAAAGAGGCTTTGGCAGAGCTAGATGAAGGCTCATTAGTCAAGCTTGGATTGAAGCGCGTGGTGAAAGATAACTTCCGCATTGAGCCTAAGATTGAGGCATTAGGGCATTAAAAATAGCTTTAAAGCACGATAGGAGAGAATATGCGAACTCAACAATCAATGCTATGTGCTATCCATACGCACCCAAAATACAAGCTCATCAAGGAAGCACAGGCGTGGGAATCTTGGCTACTTGTGCGCTATGGTGTGGATTCTTGTAGATTCCTTAATGAAGCAGAGCTACAAGAGGTGCTTGATATTTTAGATTCTAAAGCACCTGATAGGGATTATATACAAAGAAAGGGCAGCATAAGCGCGGCACAGAGGGCAAAGATTGAAACGATAATGAAACAAAGAGGCTTTGGATATGAAGCAAAGAGGAGGTTTATCACGCGACAAATTGGCGCATATAAGCCTTTATGGGCGTTAGATAAAGCAGAGGCGAGTAAAATCATCACAGGACTACAAAAAATCATAGGAGAGCGATAATGGATAAGAATCTACTTGAACACATTTGTGAGAGCTACAAAAATGGTATGAGTTGGGAGAAAATCTATAAGACTTATGGGGGCGTGAGTATCTATATCCCCAAAGTCTCCCCAAATGCGAAAGAGCACATTGTGCAGGAATTTAATGGCTATAATGCTGCATTTTTGGCGCATAAGTATAATTTGAGCGAAAATACGATACGAGAGATAATAAGGGAGGCTAGGAAGAGGGAAGGAAAATCTATGGAGGAGTGAAAAAGAAACAAGAAATGTGTTTTTTTTGTTACCTAAAATATGAAAAAACACACTAGAATTTCACATTTTATTTTATAAAAGTAAAATCCGATTATTATACAAAAAGCTTGCTTGGCATAAGGGTATGCTTAATAAGGAAAATGTATTTCATTTTGTTAAGGAGTGACAAATGAAAAAAGAAGAGATTAGACAAGCAGTAGAAACTTCAATGAATAAGGTTTTTGGCGGGAATATGAGACCCAATGAGGGCAAAATTGAAAACCACTCATCAGATTCTTTAAAAGAATATTATCTTGGGCTTGCTCACAATGATAAAGAAGCGCAAAGATTGCAACAAGCAAAGATTGAATCTATTAAAAAGCTGGATTTAGAGCAAATATGCAAGGATATTGATGAGTAACATACAAGATAGTTTGGTAAAAATGGGCTTTATATGCTAATGAAATTAATATCAATCGTGAAGGTAAAAAGCTAGATTCTATTTTAAGAAAGTGCGGGATTATCCCGCCCTAGTTTGTTCCTTGAATATTCTCATAATCCTCCCATTTAAGCGCATTGATTGCCTCTATTGAATCTAGCTCCAAAAGATAACTTTTTAAAACCCCACATTGAGATAAGATTCTATTTTTATGAGCGAGGCTGTCTGCATAGAGTTTGCTTATTTGCGCCTTTGTGTGAGAATAATTTGCCTTAGATTCACTGCCCTTACGCGCTCGTAAGAATCCATCACTTTTTGCTAAGAATAATCCTAAAAGGTTAAGCTGGTCTTCTACACTCATATCATAGATATAGCTCTCTCCTAGCGCATCGCTTTCAAAATATGTCAAAAGCTCATTACATTTTGCATTCATCTCTTTTTCTTTTTCTACACGCGCACGCGTTAAAGCGAGTTGTATAGAATCTACAAGGCTTTGTGGCAAGATTGAGGGAATAAAAGGCTCACTTAAATGTTCGCCTTTTACATAGACTTTGCCATCAATCTCGCCGATATACTCAAAGCTCCCGCTCACTCTCAAAACCTTGTCCTTGCTTAATTCATATATTTGCATAGAATCCTCCTTATTGTTTTTGTAATGTGGGTGTGGTGTATTTGATACTTCCATCTTTGCTTGTTCCGCACGCATAGATGTCATTATCTGCTATAATTACTAAATACGCCTCTGCTCCAAAACATTGCAGTTTATATTCACTCATTGCAGGAGGTAAAAGCACATTCTTCCACGCTCTTGTGTTGCTCGCATTGCCAACACCTAGCGCACTATCAGTATTAAATCCAAAGGCAAGCAGAGCTTGAGTGTCTTTGAGTTTGGCTACACAACGCGTATTTGCTCTATCCCAATGCTGCACACTCTCTACATTTTCTAGCACTCTTTGTGCTTTTGCATTAGCTCTCGTATTATCATTGCCATAGCCATATGCTCCTTTGCCCCACGCATAGAGATTGCCATTTGAATCTAATGCTAAGCTTGTGCCGCCAATACTTGCAGGAAACACATCAACAATTTCGCTTAGAGGCTCTCCTTGCTCATTTAAGAGTGTGGTAAAGATATTGAGATTCCCTGCTGCATTTTGAGAGAGATTATTCTCTAGCGCATATCCTGCTCCGCGCACACTCCCATCTTCTAGCACAATCATAGAAGTAGCATAATGCGCATTAGAGCTTGTATTTATACTTGCTTTGGCGAGTTTGACTTTTTGGTTAAAGCTAAGCTTAAAGGGCAGTGTGAGATTTGTATTGCCACCATTGCCACACGCACCTTGCTGATTGTGTCCGCATACATAGAGTGCGCCCTCATTATCAATAGCCATAAACAGCCCCACATTGCCATTACTGCAAAGAAAAATGTCTTTAATATCGCTTAAATGTGGGTTTTGTGTGAAAGTGGAGAGAGGCAGAGTATTCCCCACTCCAAGCTCTCCTATGGAATTACTCCCGCTCACATATACCAAGCCATTTTCAAGGAGGGCAATCGCGGATTGTTTGGCATTAGATTCTGAAGTGCCACAGCATACTTTTACCACCCTAGAGGGAAAATCTACCCTCACAGGCAAGCTTAAAGCATTCGTGTGTCCTACTCCTGCGCAACCTTGCACATTTGCTCCCCACACATAGAGGAAATTCCCCTCTTTTGGCAAAGCATAAAAGGTCGTGTATCCACCAAAGACTTCAATAAATTCTATATCACTCGGTAAGCCAACTCGTGAAAAAAATGCAGCATTTGCTCTGCCACTTCCTGTGTTATTATTAACACTCAAACCTTGCATATACACATCACCATAACATATCACCTCACCCTTGCTATTTTTGATAATATCTTGATAAGCCAAGCCACGATAAAGGTGCATAGACAAAAGCCTTTTTGAGCGGATATTTATATCTCTTAAAGCTGTGTTTAATGTGTTTATGTGAGCGTCAATCTCACTCTTAAGCACATCGGCGTGATGATTGAGAATCTGCAATGGCTGCTCTAAGCCATAATCAAAGCTACTTAGCTTGTTAAGTTCTGCTTTTATCTCTAGCAATGTTTGCATTTGTTGTGTCTGTTCTGTAAGCATTTTTACTCCTTGTTCTATTGATTTGATGTCTTGCTTCGTGGGAGTTAATCCACACTTGCAAAAAGCCCGTGCTTCGGGCACTCATATTGCGTCCTTTAGGCATTTATTTCAACCTCATTTTGCCCACCCCACATAAAAGCCCTCTAAATAGAGGTTATGATTGACTTCCACAGAATCTGTGCGTCCATAGATACTATTCCAATTGCTTAATGCAAAATTCGCGTGTGATGTGCCACAACCCCACTCATCTCTACTACCCCCACCTTTTCCGCCTAGAGAGTATCTCCAGCTATCATTGACATACTTCCCTGCATTGATATTTGGTAAGCCCTCTCTTTCAAATTCACCCACGCGTTTAAAATCACTGCAACCTTTAGCATAGACATTAGGCTTAGGTAGTCTAAAATATCCTTTAGGGCAGTCCTCTTGCAAGCTTTTGCTTGTGTTTTTAAAATACATATACGCAAGGGGATATTCTCTTTTTTTGAGTAAGCTCCCCGCTTTCACCCAGCCTTGAGGCAAAGATGAGCGGAAAAAAAGCCCATATTGACCGATTTTCGACCTATAATGCAAAGATTCTTTGCGCTCTTGAATAAGGCTTTTAATGGTAAAAAGAATAGAGTGCAAAGTCGTGCTCCACATATCGCTTTTAATTGCACTTTGGGCTGCAATAAGTAATTGTGCTGCTTCAATCATTTGCTCTATTTGTGCTTTATAGATGTTGTGTTGCTCTAAAAGCTCTTTTTGACCTTCTTTGATAACAACTTGTGCTTTCTCAAAGGTATTTTTGCCAATGTTAGACATATCTAAACCAAAGGCATTAAGTTCTTCAGCAAATTGTGGTAAAGATTCCATAAACGCATCAGCTCTTATATCAAAGCTTGTTGTATCATTGCTACTAGGCGGTGTGGGAAGTGGTGTAATAGTCCTCATACATACTCCTTTATTGATTGAAAAATTCTCTCATTGCTCTTAACTCCTTTCTTCAAAGCAAACTTTAAAATCACAACTTTACACACTTGTGCGATTGTTTTTTTATAAGAATTTTTTGAAATTAAAAGCCTAAGCCCCACTAAACTTTCATCATTGCTTTGGCAATAGATTCTTATTACTTGATAAGAATTAAGGAGATTTATGTATGAGATGAATCTTCAAAAAAGGAGAGAATATGAAAATGTATGGAGTGTTTGGGGTGTGTTTTGGCATTTTTGCTGTACTTTTATTTTGGCACATCAGTGTTATTGACACAAAGGTGCAAAATAGATTGCTTCAAAATCATCTCGCTAATCAAAATAAGGCAATCAAAGAGCAAGCGTTGCAAAAAGAAGAGATTGAATCTTATAACGCGCAAAGTAAGCATATAGAGCAAGAGTTTCTATCAGCTTATTACACTTCACATAATCCACAGCAGACAAAAGAATATGAATCTTATGGAGATGCTGCGGATTCTACAACAGCTGCCCTCAAGCAATTACAGGAGGTGGAATATGCACTTCAAGTGTTTTATGCTTCTTCTCCTTAGTGCTTTGCTCTTAAGTGGGTGTGCAAGAGTGGAATATGTAGAGGTGCTTATCCCCACAAAGTGTAGTGTGGCAAAAAGAGAGCGTCCAAGCAAAAGCGGCAAAGTGAGTGTTGATGTAAAAGCGATTTTTGCTTATACACAGGCTTTAGAGCGAGATTTAAAAATGTGCAGAGGAGACAAGATTCAATGAAAGCAATGCCAAAACTCAAACAATTTTGGTTTTATTTTCGCTGGTTTTTGATTGGCAAGTATCACTGCGATATTTCGCCTTCATACAAGCGATTTTGGTTTGTCGTGCATAAGAGCCTATGGGCGATGATTATCATCTCTGTGGCACTTAGTGTAGCGCGTGTAGTGGAGGTAATGCTATGATTGAAGCAGGACATTATTTAGAGCTTTTACCCATTGTTGTTGTTGGTATCTTAGCGGGGATTGTGAGCTTTTTTAACGAGGAGCAAAGAGAAGATACATCAAATGATATGCGCTACTTGCTTAAGGTTGCTTTGAAAAGTGTAGTTACTTCATCATTTTTATGTGTGATTGTCTATGCAACTCTAAGTGCTACTGATTTGCCTTATCTTGCGCGAGTAGGCATTGCTGCTGCACTTGGATTCTTAGGAATTGAAAAAGCCCTAAATCTTGCAAAAGAGCTACTTGCCTTTAAAAATGGCAATAAAGAGAGCAAAGGAGGCAAAAATGAATAGCACTGCTTATAAACTTGTCCGCTTTATTGTTTTGGTCGCCTTTGTTGTGAGCTTAGCTGCAAATATCACGCAATATTATGCCTACATCGAGGCGGTTGAAAGCCTTACAATCTTATCACAAGGAGAATAAATGAAATACAAAATCATACTGCAGCGACTAAGCGAACACAAAGCTGTGAAAAAGCCAAATGTCGCAAAAATCGAGGATTCTACACTAGGCAAATTGAGTGTGAATGAAATTCAAGAGAATGGCACTTTAAAAGAGATATGGAGCTGCTTTACTTGTGAGAATATCGGTGAATCTACTGACACACCAAAGCAAGATAAGCGTATTATCGCACGAGAATATGCTTTGGAATGGACAGATTCTATTAAAAATGCAGGACTTTCAAGAGCATATCCACATTTTAAATGCCCAAATGGTAGAAACAAGGCACTCTTACTTACTTGTGATTCTGTCTTGCCAAGTTTTAGGAATCGTAGAATCTTAATTCACATCGGCAATTATCCGCAAGATACAGAGGGCTGCCTCCTATTTGGGTATAAAAAGGGCAATGGAGTGGTGTTTGAAAGCACAGAGTGCATTAAGGATTTTTTTGAATTAGTGCAAAAAGAGGGTGTGGAGAATTTCACACTTATTATTAAGGAAATAAAGGAGTAAAAAATGAATAACACACAAAAGGACAACTTATTTTTAAGCGGAGGCGTGATGTATTTGCAGCCTTATTTGCCAGATGGAAGCTTAGGCAGCCAAAAGTTTGATATGGGCGCGACAGAAATAACACTTACGCGTGATACGACAACTGCCACCGCCTTTACACGAAGCGCAGGACTAAAGCAAAAAATCGCAGAAGTCGTAACTGAAGAGAACTATACGCTTAAAATTAAATGCAATAGTTTCTCTCCTGCTAACCTCGCTGCAGCTTTAGGTTCTGAATCAAAGGTAGTGGATTTTGCAGCAGGGGAGATACTCCCTAGCGGTGAAGTGGCAGATAAAGAGTATAGATTCATTGAAATTAAAGCAGGGAGCAATCCTCTGCTTAAGGCAAAACTCACTTTTGTAGGCGCGCCTGTGCAAGCAAGACAAGTGATAGGTGTAGTCTATGAAGCAAATATCAAAATGAGCGGGGATTTGCCTTTAATGAGTGAGGAGTTTGCGACTATGGATTTTGAAGGCAGTGCGAATAAAACCGATGAGGGCTATTACACGCATTATATTCAGCAAACAAGAGAATAGCCAAAAGAGGAAGCCATTTAGATTCGCGTTGGCTTTAGCGCAGAAGTATTTTTTAAGGAGATTTAAAAATGAATAAAAGTTTTGTATTTAAAGTAGAACGAGGAAGCCTTGAATTTGAGGCTATTTTAAGCACAGGCGAGAATGTGAAGCTCACAATTTTAGAGAGCAACACCAATCAGATTCAAGAAATTGAACGCAATAAAGAATCCTTAAGCAGCTTAGAGATGACAAAAAAGCATTTGAGCGAGAATCTTAAAGGAGAGAGGGCGCAAGAATTTATTGATGATTTAATGGAAAATGGCTCTTTGGCAGATTTTTACACCGCGATAAACGAACAATTTAGAGCCATTAAAGGCGCAAAAAGAAAAAACTAATCCGCTGGGCAAAGGAGAGGGCATTTTTAGCCCAAGATAAACAATCTGTGCCTTTGCCCATTGTGCTAGATACAGAAGAGCAGCTTTTAGCACTTGGATTTAATCTCTGCTTAGAATTTAGCGTGGGCGGAATGAGCGTTTTTAGGCACATTAATTATGCCATTTTAAAGGACTTTTGCATTTATTATGGGTTTGATAGTTTGGAGCTGTTGGGATTATATAAGGAAATGATTGTGGAGATGGAAGCGATATGAAACAAATAAGTATTAAATTCACCTTTAATGTCAAAGATGGCTCACTGCAAAAAATCAAAAAAGAGCTAGATTCTATAAACAAAAATAGTGCAAATGAGCTTTATGCCCTAGAGCTTAAACTCCACGAGCAAAAAATGGAGTATATACAAGAGTATTCAAAAGCTTATAAAGACCTCCAAAGCGATATGCAATCCGCCCTTAATGAGGATATACAGAGCATATTTAATGGCAATGTTCATTATTTTCGAAGTTTAATCAATGAACTTTTTTCATCTCTGCAAAGTGTTATCACCAAAGGTTTTGCGACTTCTATCTCTGCTGCGTTTATGGAAAGTAGAGTTATAGAATCTATGAATAAATCCATTGCCTCCGCCATTGATGGCTTAGGCAGTAATAGCGCAGTCGGTGGGATTATAGGGAAAGTAACAGGTTTGCAAATTGGAGAATCTACACTAGGAGAAGTTGTAGGAGAGACTCTTGCAGGATTTGGCATTGCAAGTGCAGTTGGAGGCTTAGTTGGTAGCTTCATAAGTAATAATGAAAATGCCGCCAAGACACAAAAATACACCCAAATTGGCGCAGCAGGAGGAGCTACAACGGGAGCGGCTATTGGGAGTTTTGTGCCTGTGATTGGCACGAGCTTAGGCGCACTTGTAGGCGGACTTGTCGGTGGTATTAGTGGAGCGTTAGTTGGGAGCTTTGACTCAACAAAGATCACAACCACCGCGCAAGGTGTGGAGCTTATCTCAAAGGCTACAAAAGACAATGTGAGTGCGCGTGAGTTTGCCGATAAAAAAGAAGTCAAAAAGAAATGGTGGGGTTTGCAAAGCAACACAAGCAATTGGAGAGAACACTATAACGCTTCAAATCTCGCCCTAAAAGGAATCCAACAAAGCATAAGAGGTTATGAATATTTACTGCAAGATATTGGCGGTGGTGTCAAAAGCTTAAGTATTGCTAAAGGGGATTACAAAAGCTATGCAGATATTTTAAATGCTGGAGCAAAAGAGCTGATAAAGAGCTTTTATGAATCTCCACATAATGCTTTAAAAGAGCATCTTATCACGCCAAATATCAATAAGATTTATAATATGTGGGCGGACTATGCTAAAAGTATGAACAAGCAAATAAGCGAGGCACTAAGTGAGAGCCTTACTGCATTTGTATCCACAGGGCAAAATTTTCAAAGTTGGCTTTATACTTTCAAGGGACAGACAAGCGAGGCAGCACGATACTCTGCAGAACTTGCCGCACTTCAAGTAGAGCGTTTGCAAGAATCTTTGGGTGCAAGTGATGTGAATATCGATAATTATTTAAGCTATCGCGAGGAAGCACTGAGAGAGAATTTTGACCCGCAAACTATCGAGCGCATTAACGCACTAGGCGAGGCATTAATGCAAAGTGCAGATGCGAGTAAAAAGTATGAGGAAGCCCTAAAGGGTGAGAATAAGACAAAGCTTAATATGATTGACCCATTTTTACACAAAGTAAAAAAGCTAGAAGATTATAAACTAGAGCAAGAAAGCAGCTCTGAAAAGCTCCAAGTCAATATACTTACTACATTAAAATCACTTTTGCGTGTGAATCAAGAAAGCCTAGAAGTAAGTCAAGCGGGAACGAGCTCACCTAACCCCTCTCCCTTATTCAAGAGAGATTCAATAAATAGTTAGAAATAAAGGTGCAATATGAAAATTTTAACTCGTGGTGATATAACTCTTATAGAATCCAACCTCATTGAGAGCAGCACAAGATTCAATTTAGGCGAAGCATACACAAAGGGCGATAAAGTCAATGATGGCAAATGTATCTATCAATCTTTAAGCGATAATGTAGATAAGCCATTAGATGATAAGAGCGTGTGGGAGCGTGTGGGAAGCACGAATGAATGGGCGTGTTTTGATTATTATCTCAATACCCAAAGTGAAGCAAAAGAGCGCATTTCCCTCACTTTTGGTTGTTTTGGCGCAAAGGCTTTATACATAAGTGGGCTTGAGGCGAAGTATTTAAGCATTGAAGTGATAGATTCTTACACCGAAGAAGTCATTGAGAGTAAAGAATACAAGCTGTATGCTCAAAATATTGCTTCCTGGAGTGAATACTTTTTTGGGAGCTGGGGCAGAAAATTTAAGCGAAATATCTATTATGAACGTAGCACTTTTACGCGCAATGTGTATTTTAGGATTAGAGCATATGGCACGAGCATTGTGCGTATAGGCTCAATTATTTGTGGAGATTTAATCGAGCTTGCCACCACGCTTTATGATAAAAATGCAATTTCTATGCTTGATTTTTCTAAAGTGCTCACCGATGAAAGCGGCAATACACAGCTCACAAAGGGCAATTTCAAGCGCACAAATGCCTTTAATATCATCGTCCCAGATAGTGAGCTCAATAGAGTGAGCTATGAATTAGCAGAGCTAAGAGGCGAGGCGGTCGTATTTGTGATAGCTACAAATTATGAAGCCCTTATCAATTTTGCCTTTTTGAAAAACCACGAGATTGTGTTAAGCAAAGTCGGCAGAAGCATCGTGAGTATTGAAATTGAGGGCTTAATATAAAAAAGGTATAAAAGCCTTTTATCCACAGGCAAGAATCCCGCAAATATGCAAAAAAATGATGAAAAAGTGCTCAATTTATTGTCTCCTTTCACTCATTATTTCCACACTATCTCCTAGAGCGAAAGTTTGCTTAGTTTAAATCCTATCAAAAATATAGAGTGATATAAAAAGTTAGCTTGTAAATTTCATATATGAAACCAAAGTGAGAGATTTTACTTTGATTTCAAACACGAAATGACTTTGATTTTACGCATGGGAATACACTATCGCTAAAAACATAGACACAAACCAATATAAGAATATTGAGTTTAGAAAATAAAAAATAGAATATTTTTGCTTTTAAAGCATATTGTGCTTTTGAAATGGCTTCGTTCATTATCTATTCCTATTTTTTGTTGCTTTAAAAACTTTTGAAAATTTTTCATTTTGTATATTATGCTTAGGAGATTTCTCTATGCTAGATTTATTTTCTTCCAATCTTTGCTCTGCATCTTTTTGATTGATTTCATTCAGTGTGCTAAGTTTTTGATTATCTATTAACTCTCCTTTTAGTTCTTTCATTAAATTAATTTTTTGCTCATCAATCTCCTCAATTTCTTTTCTTAAGGCTTCATTTTTAGCCTTTATATTATCAATCAATTTTTGAATCTCTTGCACACTCATACGCTTTAACTGCTTATTGAAATCCAACATAAAAAATTTATTATTGAGCGTTTCTTCCTTTGAAAAAGGGAATTGTGTATTTTCTTTATCCTTAATAAAACTTAGCATTTCACTAACACTAGGACTATGAATTGAATTTGTTATTTTTTCGTCTTTAGGAATATAGAAATCATTATCTTCTTTTACTTCTTGTAATTTCTTGATTTCTTGCTTTTTGCTTTGAGAATCTTCACTTAGAGTAGCTAAATCTTGCAAAGATTCCAATAATTCGTTAGAGATAGTGTCTTTATCTGTATTAGATTCTAAAATCTCTGCATCTATATTTTCTTGCATTGAAGCAATATCTATCTTATATTCTCTAAAATTTATATAGAATTTCTCGTAATCTACAAAACCATTTTGAATACACTCTTCTGCCAAAGAAATACTTGAAATTGCTCTTTTTAACTGCTCTTTATCTTTATCATTAGTATTTTGTTTGACTAAATCTACAAAGACTTTTATATCATTGATATTGTGTTCATTTTTATATTTAAGGGTGAAAAGAGCTAAATTGTTGGCAAATTCTTTAAATTCATCATCTTTTTTGCTTTCTGCAAACTCATTTAATAATGCAACAGCCTTTTCAATAAGCATTGTTTAGATTCTCCTTGTGAATAAAATGAGACATTGTATTGAACGAATAAAATAATTACTTTAAAATAAACTTAAAAACTCTCAAATGAG